CTTTGGCTAGCGCGCACGAGGACTTGAATATCGCCAAAGCTGCGGAATTGATTGCTAAGGTGATCGAGACAGACGTGATGCCCGACTGGCGAACGGCGGAGGGCTGGTTAGGTCTGTCCGACAGGGGCGTGCGCGCTCTTGGCATCGCACCCTTGAGCGCTAAAGAGGAAGCCGAGTGGGTAGGTGACATTAGCTTGGATGACTTCATAAATCGTGCGTCGGCTGATCAGTTGTTGCACACACCATGGCAAGCGGTGGACGGAATATAGATAGTTGACAGCATGCCGATCAATATCAAACTTGATACCGCCGCATTGCTTCAGTGGGGTAAGCGACAAAGTCAGCTTCCAAAAGAGATCAGGCAAGCGACTGCACGCTCTCTCAATAAAGTCGGTCGTCATGCGCTTGACACGGTTGTCGATAGGCTATCCCAGGAATCAGGATTATCGCCAGCAACAGTTCGTCGCCGTTTTACCTTGGACTTGGCAAGCGAGAACAATCTGGTTTTTGCTATCAATGCCAACCAAGAGATCGAGATCAATAAGAGTAGCCGTCCGATGCCGGGACGGTCGTTCGCCAAACGGCCAGACAGTTATTTTCGCGAAGGTGAGTTGGTCAACATCGTCACTATGGGTGACGACCGCGTGTGTCCGCTTTGCGAGGCCCTGGCGGAGGGGTCGCCATACACGATAGAGGAAGCGCGGGCGCAAATTCCCCACCACAGAAATTGCAGATGTGTAGTCGAGCCTGCTAGTACCGGCCCGGGAAAAGTTGTAGCAGATAAATTCCGCCCCGCTGTTCCAGAGGTTATGCCTGGAGGCGAAGTGACATTGCAGGAATTGACCACGGCTCTGGCGGATGAAGTTCGTGTCATCTTCAAAGCGGTGTAACCATGTCGGATGATTATCAGCGCGTGCTCGCGCAGTTGGCAGATTTGCATCGGCGAATGGGGAACATGGTGCGCCCTGTCACGGTCGAGGAAGCTAAGGATGGACGCGTGAGGCCGAATTTCGGGAAAGATAGCGAAGGCAAAGATCAGCTCGGACCTTGGCTGCACACTGGAAATCATCGCGGTGGATCGCGCGAGGGACGTGAATATAAAAAAGGTCAGAATTTGATGATGATTTCGCCAAGTGGCGATCCGGCGCAAGCAACACTCGTACCTTATGCCAAGAACAACGACTTTCAGCAACCGGACCACGCGAGCGAGGATGGTAAGGACGAGGAGACATACCAAAAGGATGATCTCCGTGTAAAGAAGACCAAGAACGGTTACGCGATCTGGTTACAGGAGCCCGCACAAAAAGATGATAAGGGCGGCGAGGACAGCAGCAAAAGTGACGGAGATAACAGAGTAGGCGATACTTCCGGCGGCGCGCAGACTGGCGATAAGATGACCGGACAGAAGAAGCGCGAGGCGCAGAAGCCCGATGGGCGTGTTGTCATTCGCCTACACAACGACGGCGGGGTCGAGGCCAGAGTTAAAGACGGTAACACGATCAGCCGTTATGTAGTTTCAAAAGAGGGCGTCAAAATGAAAATTGGCGAGCATTTTGCTGTCATCACCAAGGACAGTCATATCGTGTCCCGCCCATGGACTATTGCGACTGATCCGATGCAAGACAAAGACGAAACCGACGTGTAACTTCAAAGGAGATACCCAATGGCGATGAGTCCCCGCAATAGAAAATTGAGCTTGGTTCACTCGGAGCCTACCAGCACTTATTACGTTTACGATGACACGGTCGTTGATCATCTCGGGCGCGTTCCGATTAAATCTGTCGTGGCAGGAGAGCGCACGATTGATCTCACCGCCGACCAAGCACGCTATTTTTTGACCCAAGGTGTGATTGGTGCGAAGCCTCTTTCGAAGGTATCTCCCGAAACGAGGGCAGTGCTCCACCAGCTAACGGGAGGTGGCGTGCCGAAGGGAGCGGAGGCCAAACCAACTCCAACACCGACAAAACCGGCCGCGTAAGTGCCTGATCCAACCAAGGTCTATGACGCACAGCTGGATATCTGGCCTGAGCTAAAAGGCGGGCGGAATATCCTTGCGCCTGTTCGCGTCGGAATGGACCGCCGCACAGGTAAGATGCTTGTCGGTTGGCCGCATGTCGTGCAGTCCATGGAAGTGATCTTCATGACCCGATACCACGAACGCGTTCTGCGTCGTTGGGTCGGGTCATTCGTTCCTCACTTGCTCGGGAAGAATGCGATTGAGAGAGTGATCACACGCTTTTATTGGGCTATCGCATCGGCAATTGATCTATGGGAACCTAACTTTCGTATCGTGAAAGTAGAAGTAACCAAAAAAGGTACTTCTGGCCTCGAAGCGTTGACTTCGTCGGATGATTTACGGCAGGGTCATTTGGTCACCAATAATATCGGGGTCTATAGACCTCGTGGTCACTTGGGTGACTTTACTCCAGAACAGCGCCGCACGGTTGGCCTTGTCGGAATCGGGGACAGCCTGTGGAAGCACAATAACGACGGGGGTTAAATTTTGCCGAGACTCGGAAGCATCGAGCTTTCGCAACTTCCGCCGATGGAAGTGCTAGAGAAGCTCGACGCGGAATCGATCATTACCGCTCGCATGCGGCAGTTGGTTTCGTATTGGTTCATGGGTGACCCGCCTTCGGCCGCTCAGTACGATGTCGGAAATCTTGAGTTCGATCCGCTTCGGATCAATCAAGAGTGCTCCACGTATTTCGAATTATTGTTACGTGATCGCATTAACCAAGCGGCAAGATCAGTGACACTTGCTTTTGCGACAGGCGGCGATCTGGACGCGATTGCAAGCCGCTATCCGGGCGGTATGCCCAGGATTGCGAACGAATCAGACGAGAACTATCGAACTCGTATCTGGCTTTCGTCCAATCTTTTTTCGAAGCAGGGTATATATGAAAGCTACGTATACTACGCGCTCACGGCAGCGTTGCTCGCGGGTACTCCGATCAGAGATTGCCAAGCATCCGCTATTCCGGGCAAGCCTGATGTGCGAATTACTATCATGGCGGATGGTACACCGATTTCATACGATCCAATCGGAAAACAATTTACGCCCGCCCCTTCTCCGCTTCCGACCGATGCACAATGCTCGGAAGTGTTTTCCTATATCGCGGCCGATGGAATGGGCCGCAAAGGGTTAACTGATGTTATTTCCGTTGGAGGTCCTAGCGTTATAACGGTGCCCTATGTCATTCGGATACAATTGTACCCTGGATGGGAGCAGGCCAGCATCATGTTGCAGCTTGCTATCGCTCTCGGAAAATTACTGGAAAGCCAGCGATATCTTGGTTTCTCGCACACGCGCGCGGCTATCGATGGAGCGCTGAAAGTATCGGGCGTGTTCGATATTTTTATCGATAGCCCTTCAGTTGATGTAATCATACCGGCCACTTCGGTTGTTGTGGTGCCTTCGGTATCTCTAACCTATGCCGGAAGAGCTGGCATAGGCCCCCTCCCGCCAAACACTTAAGAGAGGTTTCCCAAATGGCAATTCAATGGTCAACAGCTCTCCGTAATGCACGCCTCGACAGCATTGAAACGGCTATCGGTACCGCATCTCGTTTGCGAATGTATAGCGGGACAAAGCCTGCGAACTGTGCGACGGCGCTAGCAGGCAACACTTTGCTTGTCGAATATATTCTAGCGTCGGATTGGGCAAGTGCTGCTTCTGGTGGCGTAAAAACCTTGAGTGGCCTTCCGCTTCAATTCAACGGCGTTGGGGCTGGTAATGCAACTTTTTATCGTTTCTACGCCTCCGATGGCACGACCTGTCACGAGCAGGGTGATATCACGGTGACGGGCGGTGGTGGGGACATGATCCTAGACAACGTCAACATCGCGGTCGGCCAAGCCGTGCAGATTACCACATTTAGCAAGACGGAACCGGGCGCTTAAGTTAAGCTAAATAGGCGGGAATAAGGTATGACTGTCGTCACAGTTAATTCACTGCTCCCGCTGCCAACTTACTCGGAAGTAGCTGCGTCGGACACGCATTCGAATACGTCTTCTATTTTACTTTTACCGACGCAAGCAAGCCAGGGTATTCTGCTCGATGTAATTTCGGATAACCAAGCCCTATTACCTCCCGTATCTAATATTTCGGTTGAGACTATACACTGGCATTTTACGGCTACCCAAACCGTTTTACTGCCTGCGGAAAACCTATCCGGAAAAGCTTTAGTAAGCGTACTGGAAGCTCGTATTCTAACTGCGCCGACGCAAGCAAGTCAGGTTACTCCGGTTCCTAAAGGCGTAGCTAGCCAAGTCCTCTCGCTTCCTACTCAGACTGCCACTGTTTTTGTTAACGTCATAGCCAGACTTGCGACAGCTGCTCAAACAGTTTTGCTACCGACTGAAAATATAGCGGGAGGAATTTTAGTAGTTGCGTTGGAAGCTCGTATTCTAATTTTACCGACGCAAGCAAGTCAGATTACCCCGGTCGATGAAATTACAGATAACCAATTCCTCTTACCTCCCGTTCAGACTACCAATGTTTTTGTTAATGTTACGTATCGAGTTGGTACGGCTGTTCAAACAATTTCCTTGCCGTTTGAAGACACTATTGGCACTCCAATAGTAGCTTGTTTGGCTAACCAACCGCTTCTTTTACCTGGAGAAAGTTCTGCTGGAATTGCGACGATACGAGCTGCATCTGTTAATCAGGTTCTATTTTCACCTGCTCAATCGATTGTAGGTGTAGCATCGATATCCGGGTTTGCTGATCAAACTATTTCGCCGGTAGCGCAAGATACGCTCAACGTAGCTGCTCCGACCGGGCGTGCTACACAAATTCTTCTTAGCCCCGTTCACGCAACGGTAATCAGAGTTCATATTGTTGACTCTTCCTCGGTATTCCTTGGACGGGTCGAGCAATTTGCTTTTGTACAACATTCTGTCGCGCGCGTTATTCATGTTTCTCAAATTTTATTGCCGACAGAAACGTCGGTCCATGGTCTTACGTTCTGGGAGCAAGCACGGCTAGGATCGAAGCTGCTCTACCGTGAGGCGACTGGTCTCGAACGTGCTATGGCCGATGCCGATGGCGAACGGCTGATTGGCATGGATGCAGAACTTATTACTAATACCTGGGACCCTTTCAGTTGTCCTGCTCCACTTTTGCCTTACCTCGCTTGGGCCATGGGCGTTACGTTTTGGAACGACCAATGGTCGGAGATGACCAAGCGCAACTGGATAGGCGCGCAATGGCAGTTCAAGGGGTATAGAGGAACTGCCGCTGCGATTTCGATGGGAGTGGAGTACGCAGGGCGCGATGTTTCTCCGTTTGGCTATCGTGTCAAAAAGATCACAACGCGACCGCAACAACTTTTCCCAAGCCGCTCGCTCAGTAATGAGATGCGAGAGGTATGGCTTAACTCTCTGCCCCAGGTTCGCGTCTATTACTACCAACAAACTGGAATAGCGCCAGTATCTAAGTGGTTCTGCGGCATGGGATGGCTCGGCACGGCTAATTGGCCTGGCAACATGGTTATCATTCCATCCGATGTCAAAAAACGTCTAGGCCGTAAAGCCACATGGAACGTGGACAACATCGACACGGATGTAGGGGTTACGGATTTCGGCAACTACTTCCGTCTACAATTCCAAGGCAAAGCCGGGGTTGGCCTTTTTACCAATACCGTTTGGGCTCCAGAACAAGCAACCAAGAAGTTTATTATTCCGTCGAGCGCATGGAGGCGTTTGGTAACTGTTGCTCCGCAGACAAATGCGCCATATCAAGTTGCCGTAGGTCCGTCTTTGCGAGCCGTGCAAGCACAGCCGGAAGTAGTTGCTCTTCCTGGTAATCGTGGCTACGGAATGTACTGCGGGTCTAACTATCTGCACGATGCTGCTGGCACTTTCACGGCCCCTCCTGCTTCTGCGCCCGACCAACTTCCTACGCGAGACAGAGTGCCATTCTTTCCTAGCTTCCTGATTCCATCGACCGCGAAAAACAGGTTATACCAACGATATTCGGTTTTCGATCCGAACAATTTGCCCGCACGCACGTCTCCGTCAACTTGGTTTTCGGGAATCGGGCGACTCAGCTTCCCGCCGTTTACAGCCGAAGTCGATGTACGTATGCCGTCGCGAGATTGCCCGGTAAAATTCAGGATTGGCAACATCATGAGAGCACGTCCTAGCTTCGCAATGCCCCATGACAACAGGCCAATCGAATACGTAGCGTCTTCTGTCAACAGTGGACGCCGCCTTGTAGACAAGGTTCTCCTCCGCACTAAACCGACACCTAGCTTCGTTGCGGGAGCGCCTTTCATTGCCGACATCGACTCGTTTGTCGTAGGTCAGGCTAAGGTAAGCGACTAACGGAGGACTTTTGATCCATGGAAAAGATGACCGTATATCGTGACTATCAAGAGGTCCAGACTTCTGATCTCAACAACACTCAGATTTTTACCCGGCAATCGTTAGATGATTTAGTAAACGACGCCGTGACACGGACGCTGCGATATTCCGGGTTCACGACGGTTAAGAGCAACACGGCAGAGATAACCGTGTCTCCAGGTCGTTTCTATGGAGCTAACGGAACAAATCAGATCGGCGCTGTGTTCACGCTTCCGACCACCGCTATTATCGGATTAGTTCAATATCTCGCTGTCTCGACGCGGCGTATTTTGGTGCTCTCGGCCTACGGGATCGAGAATGAAGTTAGCATCGAAACCCGTGATTATCTCACAAATGTCACGACCTTGCAGACCGAACCCAAGGCCGTAGGCATGGTCAATTCACGCGATGCCGTGCTGTCGATTGTAGCTGGCGCGGAAGGTGCCGACCCGCAACCTCCGTCAATCGGAAGCACGCAAGTTGCAATTGCCCAAATACTATTGGACTCGGCAGGAGTGGTTTCTGTGACCATGCTGCCCGCTGGTCTTGTAACCTCTACAGAGGATTTAGATTCGCGACTTGATATTGTCGAAGTGTTCGATGCTTTGATTGGGCCGCGTGTTCAAGCGCTTGCCGCCGACCTTGCTGACCTAGCCAATAGGATCAGCAGAACAGGCAACATGAATATAATTATCGAATTGATGCAGGATATGTCGGAGGTAAAAACGAAAGTTGGGCTCCCCGCAACCTACGCACAGTACGGGGCAGACTATTTTCTATGGCCAGACCCATCTTCTTACGACACGAATAACACGGCTTCCCTCGGTTATAGCGCGTTGATTGAGAATGGAATCAGATTTCCGGCACAAAATGCTAGCCTAGGCGTACTGGCGATATTTAACCCGATTGATCCGAATGCAAATTATAACGCCAACGGGCTGTTGCTTCCTGCGTATGATTCTACGCTTAAGTTAAAAACAGGCGCTCAGGCCGATGCAGTGACTATCGGACAGTACGGCTATCAGACGTTTGACTATAAACAACTCGATATTCCTTACTCCAGGCTCCGGTATGGCGGATCGTATTTCAAATGCACAAATGGCGTTACTGGAACCTGGGACCCTGCAACTGGCACACCTGCTTGGTGGCTTCCAAACTTTGCGACTTACGAAGTTCACGCTGGTTCGAATTATGACTTCTATCACGGGGTAAGTTTTGATAATTATCTTTGGTACGATACTTGGACTGAGCCTTACTGGACGCTTGAAAGCGTACCACACTCGGTCAATGGAGCCTTGGTCGCGCAATCATTCTTGGTTTCAAGCGACACCTGGATTACACGGCTTGGCATATTCCTGACTTCAGTCGCATCGCAGACCAATATCGGAGTGATACTCGCTCAGTGTACCGGAGGCCAGCCCGACCTAACTAAAACACTGGCGGTTGGAACACTAACCGGAGCCAGTTTGAAAACCGGAATGAACTATCTGGAATTGGCACCTACCTTTGCGGCCAAGGGTGATCGCTTGGCGGTTATCCTTTATTCGTCCGCCAATCACGGCCTAGGTCTTGCTGCCGCTGGTAGCTACTTGGGTGGTTCGTTCTTCTATTCGCTCGACGGGACTTATTATCTGGGCGACTTCACAAAAGAGATGGTACTTGAAGTTTGGGGCGCTACATTCCGTGCCTCGCAAACGACCATCGAACTTAACGCATTTAACCTTCAAGGAGGTATTCGTGCAATCGACTTGACAGCGAGAACGATTATTCCTGGTTCGTGCCAGTTGGTATTCGAAGTCATGCCGGATGGAACTGGTGAATGGCTACCAGTGAAAGTAGACCCGACAAATCCGATAGCGCCCTTCCCGACAGCCCCTGTTCTTTGTCGCTTCCGCGCTAGATTTGTCGGTACGCCAGACATCATGCCTGGGATCAAACTTCCCGATTCGATCCTGAAAATATGGTGCCCAGGACCGTCGTTTACTTACGTATCTGAGCCTCGAACATTGGCGGCGCCATCAACTAACGTAACGGTAAAAATAAGAGTCGAGCACTATGACACTGTTGCGCACACTATCGGTGTTAAACTTTACTACGGCGGCCCGCCTTTGGTCGTGCACAACCCGACTGCTACGACTGTCACGTTGCTTGATGCCAGTACCAAAGCCTACGAGGTAATAGCAACTTTTGTCGGCATTCCATCGACTTCGACTTTTATTATTAACATCAACGGAACTACCAACTCGGTTGCCAATGTATTCCACGTCGCCCAGGCCCTGTGGTGGGCTCTGTGAAGATAGAAAAGGACAACACTAATGGCTAAAGCACCTGTGCTAACCCCCAAGGCGGTTAAGACTCCTGAAGAAAGAAAAATGGAGCCTCCGGTTATGCCATCGTCAGGAAGCGGCGAAGGCGGCGCTGGCGGGCATAGCCGAAACAAAAACTTACGCGATAATTTATTGGCCCTTTCTAGTAATCTACCCGCACCACCAACGACTTTCGACGTGACTAAGTACTATCGGATTCGCTTGACCCAAGCGGTGTCCGTGCATGGCGATGCCCCGGATGTTCACATGCTACGGCCTAGTTCCGATAATGTGGTATCAGGCGAGCTAGCGCAAAGTATCCGTGAGTTCATCAGCGGGGCGGAGGAGGTCAGCTAAATGCTGCGGTTCGAGCAGGCATATAAAGTCAAGGTCAATGATGACCTTGGCTCGTCGTCGTTCTGGAACGTCCGCCTACAAGATATCGACCTACGACTGAACGCGGGGGAAGCTCAGT